CCCAAGTGGTAATTATGTGTGGCACGCTAATATCACAGGAAAGCCAGGCGGAACATTGTATGGTATTCCTATGATAGTATCTGAAAAGTGTTCAGCACTAGGAACAAAAGGCGATGTTATCCTTGCAGACTGGTCACATTATTTAATAGGTGATAGAGGTGGCTTGAGAACTGATTACTCACAACACTTCAAATTCCAAACTGACCAAATGGCATACAGATGTATCAAGCGTGTAGACGGTCAACCGTGGTTGAAGTCAGCAATTACACCTAGAAATGGCGGAGTTACATTATCCCCATTCGTAACAATAGCTTAATAAAAACTAACGAAAGGAGAATAACACAATGAAATTAACTACTGAAAGAATTACAACAAGCGTACAAGTATACCCAACTTCATCGGCGGCGATTTCTGGTTCTGCATCGGTTGCAATGAATCAATATCGTCATGCGGTTGCTAAATTATACGCACATAGATTGCCAGACCAAAAAGGCGAAGGTGTTATCACGCTTTCAATGTACCAATGTACAGGCTCAAATGTAAGAGGAACACAAGTGGCAGCATCCGTTGTTACTGGTTCTATTACATCGGCATCAGATGTTATTTTGCAAGTTGAAATCGACACAGCAGACTTGACATCAGCATACACGCATTTATATGCACACGTTGTATCAGCTACACCAACAGCAATCTCAGCAGTAATTGAGAGAGACGAAGCAAGATACGAAGCTTAATAAATAATTAGAGGGATAGCCTGTCGACGGCAACAAAGGAGTGTCCTGTCTCCCTTCCCTCTAGTACCACAGGAAAATAACTTTCAGGAGGTTATACGATGATTGAGAATAAAATATGTATAGGATTGCCACACACGGGAACATTCCCATGGAATACGGTTATGAGTTTGTTAGGTTTAAAGCTACCAGCTGGATTTAAAGCAGTTTATCACATGGTTGGTAGTTGTTTAATATATGACGCTAGACAAAAGATTGTGGACTTCGCAAGGGAAAGCAATTGCAAATATATAGTTATGATTGACTCGGATATGGTTGTACCTACTGATTTTTTATTAAAAAGCATTGCATTACTAGAGCAAAAAGAGGAAATTCATGTTGTTACTGGAACAATATTTAAGAGAACGCCACCTTTTCAACCGTGCTTTTATACGAAGGTTGAATACGATATGCAAGCACAAAAGCCACGCCTTGAAAGTCCTGTTGAATTTCCCGAAAAAGGTTATATTCAATTAGCGGGATTGGGATTGGCTTGTTGCGTAATGAAATCAAGTTTATTTGATATGATAGATGAAAAAAAATCAGCACATATGAACGGTTATTTTTATCCGTTGCCTAATATGGGCGAAGATTTAACGTTTAGTCTTATAGCTAGAAAGTGCGGTGCTGGGTTAGTGTGCGATTTGTCAATTGATGTTGGTCATGTTTCAGCGATGCCAATCCACGTAGACCATTACAAAGCTTGTTACGATGAGTGGAAAGCTAAAAAAGACGGCTCACTATTATTTGGTGAAGGTGAGGTGTCAACATGATACACGGAATGATGTTGGTTAGAAATGAAAGAAATAGGAAACTACAAGCAGATTATTCAATATTTCGTGAAGTGTTAGAAGCTATGAGCGATTTATGCGAAAGACTTGTTATTTGTGACGATAATAGCGATGATGGAACATTTGAATTGTGTCAAAAATATACGAAAGATTTATTGAGAACAAATAAATGCACGTGGGAATCAAACGAATTAGAAGTTAGGAAAACGCTTTGGAATAAAACAATATCAGAAGTAAAGCACGGTGATTGGATAGTTTGTTTAGATGCAGACGAAGTAATAGATAATGCAGATGGATTAAATTATATGCTAAAAGCTTTACCACCACACGTTGATGGTTTAGGTTTTAGGCTATTTGATATGTGGGATATGGAACATTATCGGGAAGATGAATATTGGAAGGCTCATTTTTATCCGTGGACTTTTGCTGTCAGATATGACGCAAATAAAGAATATGTGTGGCACGAAAAAGCTTTGCATTGCGGAAGGTTCCCAGCTAATGCAAGTCAAAGAATGTTGCCGACAATGATTCCAGTTAGGCATTACGGCTGGGCATTAGAAGAAGATAGAATCAAGAAATATGAAAGATATATGAGAATAGACGGAGACGGAAAACACGGCGTGTTGGCTCAATATCAAAGCATTTTAGATAAGAACCCGAATTTAGTTAGATTTGGGGTGATGTTATGAAATTTAAATTTAAGCAATGTCAGGGCATAAATAACGTTAAAGTACTATTAGATGATAAGGATATAACAAATTGTGTAAGAAATTTAAAGGTAATAGCTAATGCAGATGATATTACAAATGTATTAATTGATATAGCACCAAGTGATATTGAGATAGAATTAGAAGATTACAGACTAACACCAAACGATTTTACAATTGATGATATGCTTGATGCATTTAAAAAAGACATTGCAAGTAAAGCAAAAATAAATTATATAGCTAAAAACGAGTCAAAAATAGAAAAACTAAAAAAAATCAAAAATAAATTTGAGAAATTATTGTTATCAAAAGAAATTGAAAGTGGAGGCGGTATAGTCTACGATAATTTTAATAAATTTAAGCAAGAATGCAAAGAAGAATGCGCATATAAAGGCGATTTTGAAATACATGATTTAATTTTACAATTATTGAAAGAAGGTGACACAGAGTGAAAAATATATTGCTTTGTGCTCCAGTACACGAAAAAGAACATATATTTATTGAATACTTAAAATCACTTAGAAATTTAGAAATACCAGAAGGATATGCTGTAACAAAGATGTTTATATTGCACAATTGTGAACACTTAGGAAAGCATATCAATAAAGACATAAACGAAATATATCAAGTCTTAAATGATGATGTGAGTTATCAAAAAAACGATAGAACCCACGTTTGGCAAGACAAGAATTTTAAGGCAGTAGTAACAATCAAAAACTATCTAATTAACGCAATGCTCAGTAACAATTTCGATTATATCTTTTATGTCGATAGTGACTTAATTTTACATCCAAAAACCCTCTTGCAGTTGCTATCGACAGACAAAGATATGATTAGTAATATCTTTTGGACTCACTGGGATAAAAGCAACGCCAATCAAGGAGAATTGCCTAACTGTTGGATGCGTGACGATTACGGCTTTGAACTTGCAGACCTAAAAGCATGGAAACAAAAAGGCACATATAGGGTAGGAATGACTGGGGCATGTACGCTCATCAAACGTAAGGTATTAGAAAATCCAACGGTCAATTGGAATCCAATCAATAATATTTCTTTTAGTTTATGGGAAGATAGAGCCTTTTGTATTCGTGTAGCAATAGCAGGATTTGAGATTTGGACGGATACAAACTATCCAGCAACTCATTTATACCGTGAAGAAATGTATCAAGAATATATAAAGGGGGTACAAAATGAATAGATTTTTTAATACAGACGATAAGCGAATTGAAGAACTAGAAGGCTTTAAGCTACCAAAAGAATGGTGGTCAAGACCTTACGAATATGCTTTTGCAATGGATTTTGTTAGCAAAGACGATATTTGTCTAGATATAGGATGTGGGATTGAGCATCCGTTTAAAAATTATCTTGGAAAGAACTGCAAAAAAACAATAGCACTTGATATTGATAGACGGGTGTCAGATTTAAAAAGCACAGGAGTGGAATTTGTGATTAATGATATTTTAAATTATAAACCAGATTTTAAGTTTGACAAAATTTTTGCTATCTCGACAATAGAACATACGTTACAATATTTGGAAGAAAAGTTTGAGAATATAAAAAATATGTTAAAAGATGACGGCAAAGTTATATTAACGGTTGATTATCCTACGTTAAGACCAGAAAAACTACTTGAATGTGCTAAAAAGTCAAATTTGATACCTACAAGCGATTTTAACGAAGAAATTCCAAAAAATGTGTTATATCATTCCTCTTATAATTTAAACGTGTATGGAATGATTTTGACGCATGAAAAAAATATGCAAGTAGAAAA